GCACATACCGTAACGGTGCGATAGTGTGTCACCTTGATTTATCTCACCCTGATGCTCATGACTTTATTCGCACTCCTAGATCCGAACTACCGTGGGTCAAACGATGCATCAACATCACAGATGAGTGGTGGGAAAGGTGTACGTTTAAGGAAGAGTTACTCTTTGGTATTAAATCAGGTGACATTTGGCTAAACAAAGTAAAGTATGACAATGAAGGAAAACGCATCAGAGGCAACGTCTGCCTTGAAGTTTATTTGCCCTCACGAGGTACCTGTTTACTCCAACATGTATCTCTCGGTGCCTGTGAATTCGACGACATCCCTCGTGCTTTCTTTGAAGGTATGTCCCAGTTGTGCGAACTCCATGGCAAAACAGGTATTGGCGAAAGCGGAGAGTATCTCCCAAGCGAAACTGACAGACAAGTGGGGCTCGGGATACTCGGACTCGCTAACCTACTTCGTCGATACGGAGTAACGTATGATCAATTTGGTCGTGCATTAGAGCATTTTAACAACGGAGAAACAGTACGATCTGCAGCTTATGAACTTGTCACCCAAATTAACACTGGAATTAGTCTTGCAGCCAGCGTTGCTCGCAACTATAACATGGTTCGAGCCTTTGCTATCGCGCCAACCGCCAGTTGCAGTTATCGAAGCGTGGATCTGGATGGCTATACTTGCACACCAGAAATCGCTCCACCTATCTCACAGACAGTCGATCGCGACAGCGGTACTTTCGGAGTACAGACGTACAATTATGGTGACGTAGAGATCGCCTCTAAGGTGGGCTGGGAAGCCTACAAACGTGTTGCCGATGGCATCATGACTCTACTTAACAAGACTGGACTTCTACATGGTTACAGCTTCAACTCGTGGTCAGATATGATCACGTATGATGAAGGGTTTATCCAGGAGTGGCTTAAATCGCCCCAGACTTCTCTTTATTATAGTCTCCAAGTTATGGGTGACGTTCAAGATAAGTCAAGTGCGTATGCTGCTCTCGAAGAAGACGACGTAAATGATTATCTGAACAGCCTACTTGATGACACCCCTGAACCTCAATGTGATTGTGCAGAATGAACCCTTACGAAAAACTAATGGCGCGGAAGCGCAAATGGACACCAGTACAGACAGCTGCTGGTACATGCAAAGAAGGAGCGGAGGAAGCAATCCACCGTGCACTTGCATTGCGACACATGGAACTACCTGTGGGAGATTTTATAACTGATGCCCTGGCTAATGAAGTTCCAGACTTGGCACGGGAATTACTCCTATCCAATGTCAAAGACGAAGAGAACCACGACGTGGCTCTTGGTTACATCGCAAATGCTGACGGCGTGGACGAGAAAGCTGAGTCCGAAGCGTTACGGTTACGAGATGCTTGGGTCGCGCATCCTGATCACACTATCACGAAAGCGATGGTTGCCGAGCGTTCAATATTCTTCGTTCTTTTACCATTCTTTCGCGCTAATGGTACAGCTGCAATGCGAACTGTAAGTGCAGATATTAGCCGAGATGAACAGATCCATGTAGCGGCTAATAGTCTTGTTTGTCGTGAGATGGGTTTAGAAATCAGCCCTAGTCTTGATAAGCTACGACTCGCTACAATTAATTGGGTGATGCAACCGCTAGGTATTAATACTACCTACAAGAATTTGGATAAAAAATTTTGGTTGAAATCTAGTGATAACTTAATGTATCAGGGTAAAGCTCCTGAACTCTCCTTCACTAAATCAGCACGTATGCCCGCCTTCTTCGAGCACAGCAATGTCAATCTCCCCAAATATGCTTGAGGTTCTTGGGATGAACTCCCGAGGACTTATCCATACACTAGAAGAATCTTTCCCACCCACTAACCCTACACCTGACGATACAATGGAAAAGATTATGTACCGAGCCGGTCAACGTAGTGTCGTTGAGTGGGTCATTAAATATATGGAGGAAAACTAATGTTTAGTTTCCTTGCAGCTGGACTAGCTGGTGCTTTGTTTTTGGGCGGTACTCGTGGTCGCGGCAGCAACAGTACAACTATTCAATACCGTGATAATCCTGAACAAGCTAGACGTATTACGTCTTTGGAAGATCAGTTAAAGATTTCTCAACGCCGTTCAGAAGAGATAACAGCTACCATGGCTGGTATTAAAACACAATCTGAGCAATACAGAAAACAAGCTGATGAAACGTTGGCAGCAGCAGACGAAAGACTGAAGCAATTCCAGATTGAAACTACTGAAGCTGAAGAACGCCGCCGTTTAGACATTGCTGGCGCTGAGAAACGTCAACAAATAGCTTCACAAGTTAGTGCTGCTAACCGTTTGATGGAAGGTCGTGAAACAAATCTTCAGATCCAACCTGCTAGTGATACACCTAAAACTTCAGGTTCTCAACAATTCCGTCGTCGTAAACAACAGTTTAATATCCCAACAGGAACCTATCAAGGACTAAGTAAAATTAAATCAGGAATGGTTAATCCGTAATGACAGCTAAGCAACGCTATGACAGACTGTCTTCACGCCGTTCCCAGTTCCTCAATTCTGCTAGACAAGCATCAGATCTAACTCTCCCTTATCTTATTAGGGAAGATGAACTTACCTCCAAAACAAGCTTGAGGTTGCCACAACCGTATCAATCAACTGGAGCCAAAGGTGTGGTGACGCTTGCAAGTAAACTAATGCTTGCACTGCTACCTCCACAAACTAGCTTCTTCAAGCTGCAGGTAAATGATATCAATCTTCCTCAAGAGTTGGGACCGCAGATCCGATCTGAACTTGACTTGTCGTTTGCTAAGGTAGAACGTACTATCATGGAATCCATTGCGGAGTCCGGTGATCGTGTCATTCTTCACCAAGCACTGAAGCATCTGGTGGTAGCTGGTAATGCTCTTATCTTTATGAGTAAGGATGGACTGAAGCTCTATCCTCTCAACCGCTATGTGGTAGATAGAGATGGTAATGGTAATGTTATTGAGATCGTAACAAAAGAAACAGTCTCGAAAAAACTGGTAAAAAATTTTTACCCTGATCTAATGAAACCTGGTGTGGTAGATGATACCACTATGCCAGATGATGAATGTATTATTTATACACACGTCACTCGTGACAACAACCGCTGGCTGTGGCACCAGGAGATGTTCGATGAAGTCCTACCCAAATCTCAGGGTAAGGCACCTATTGACGCTAACCCCTGGCTCGTGCTACGCTTCAACCATGTTGACGGTGAGGTCTATGGACGTGGTAGAGTGGAAGAGTTTATGGGTGATCTAAAGTCACTTGAAGCTCTGTCACAAGCCATCGTCGAAGGGTCCGCTGCAGCTGCTAAGGTAGTGTTTACTGTTTCACCGAGCAGTACTACCAAGCCCCAGACCCTTGCTAAGGCAGGGAATGGTGCTATCATTCAGGGACGACCTGAAGACATCGGTGTTGTACAGGTTGGTAAGACAGCTGATTTCCAGACTGCCTATCAGATGATTGGGTCATTGACTCAACGCCTGAACGAAGCGTTCTTGATCCTCAACGTGAGGGACAGCGAACGTACTACGGCAGAAGAAGTCAGGATGACACAGCTTGAACTTGAACAACAGCTAGGTGGACTATTCTCCCTGCTGACTGTTGAGTTCTTGATTCCCTATCTCAACCGTAAACTAAACGTTGCACAAAAGACTGGCGAGATCCCTCGTCTACCTAAAGGTGACATAGTTAGACCTACGATCGTGGCTGGTATTAATGCCCTGGGTCGTGGTCAAGACCGTGAAAGCCTTGGTCAATTTCTAACTATCATTGCACAGACAATGGGACCAGAGGCTATCGGTCAGTTCATCAACCCTGATGAAGTCATCAAACGTCTAGCAGCAGCATCTGGTATCGATGTACTCAACCTTGTGAAGAGTATGGATGAACTGCAAGCTGACCAACAGCAACAGATGGCACAACAGCAAGAAATGATGGCTATGCAACAGGTTCCACAACTTGCAGCCGTAGAGCAGAAAGCCCAACAAGCTGAGATCCAAGCGATGCAACAAGAACAAGCCCCTCCACCTCCACCACAATAAAGTATGGCTGAAACATTTACGATGAAAGAAACACCTGTGAACTCTGAGGTACTTAACTCAGACGAACAAGACTCCCTGTCGGTTGCTGAGTCTCTTGAGGGTGGAGAGCAACCGTTACTTGCAGGTAAATTTAAAGACCCGCAAGCACTTGAGCAAGCGTATGTCGAACTTCAAAAAAAACTTGGAGAACCACGTGATGAAGTACAGAGCACAGAAGAGGAAAGTGAGTCAACAGAATCGGAAGAAGAAACTTCACCCGAACCTGAGACAGATAACAAAACTCTTTCCGAAGCTCAAGCGGAACAATTAATGGAAATGGTAGGTGGTGATAAAGCCTACAAGTCTATGCTAGATTGGGCGGGTGATAACTTCGATAAAGAAGAAGTTGAGATGTACGATGGTGTGATGGAGTCTGGTAACCCCAACGCTATCTTCTTTGCCGTACAAGCTCTTCAAGCTCGCTACAACGATGCAGTAGGATCAGATGGTCAGCTGCTTACAGGACGTGGTACACAGGATACTGACGACTCCTTTAAGAGTCAAGCTGAACTGGTTGCAGCAATGAGTGATTCTCGCTATGATCGTGATCCAGCTTATCGTGCAGAACTGATGCGCCGTCTTGAAAACTCTGATGTTCAATTCTGATGACAACTATTAATGAAGACGGCGGTCGTACAAACATCTACGCAATTGAACCTGACGTTTATTTAACCCAACCTATGTATCACAACCAAAACGCTGAGAAGCTGAATGGTCGCCTGGCAATGCTAGGTGTCATGGCGGCACTAGGTGCTTATGCACTAACTGGTCAACTTATCCCTGGAGTTTGGTAATGCCACAAGGTAAAGGAACGTACGGTACAAAGAAAGGTCGTCCCCCTAAGAAAGGAACAAAAAAATAATGGCTAAGCGTAAGTCAGTCAGCCTTAAGATCGGTAAACATAAATCACGATCCGGTGGCTTGACTGCTGCTGGTCGTGCTAAATACAACAAAGAAACTGGCTCTAACCTCAAAGCTCCACAACCAGGTGGGGGTAAAAGAAAGAAGTCCTTCTGTGCCCGTATGGGTGGCGTGAAAGGACCAATGAAAGACAGCAAGGGACGCCCCACTCGCAAAGCTCTTGCTCTACGTAAATGGAAATGTGGTAAATCCTAATGGCTAAACGAGGTCTCTACGCTAACATCCATGCTAAACGCATGAGAATCAAGAAAGGCTCTGGTGAACAGATGCGGACGGCTGGTGCATCAGGTGCTCCAAGCGCTGCTAACTTCAAACGAGCTGCTAAAACTGCTAAAAAAAAGTAACACCCAACTAACAACTACACACATGAAATCTATTATTATTGCTGGCCTTTTGATCTCTGCTGCTAGTGCAGCTCAAGCTGGTCCCTACGCTAACGTCGAAGTCAACTCTTCGTATACTGGATCCGATAACACAGGGTCTGCAACAGATGTACATGCAGGGTACGAAGGTACTAACTGGTATGTACAAGGGGGTCCAGTTTTGCTGACTCCTGATAATGCTGATACTGAAGTCGAGCTATCCGGTAAAGCTGGTGGTTCATATGGAATCAATGAAGCACTCTCTGTCTACGGAGAAGTGTCATTCCTAACTGGAGCTACGAACAGCTACGGCACCAAAGCCGGTCTTAAATATAATTTCTAACAGCTAAATAGAATAAGGGAGGTGCAATTCCTCCCATAGCTCTAGCCAGCCAAGGCTTAAAACTGGTCTTACTTAATTTTACTTACCCAACCATGAACTATTACTTAAATGACCGCTGTACTTT